CAATCAACCCGAATCGGTGCTTCATATTCAGCGTCAGGAACCAATATTCAATCTTCATCCTTTGGCGGTGTAGGTGGTGCTGGAACCTATGATATCAATACTCCAGGACAAGCATTTAGTTTTTCAGAAAGTATCAATGCTGCTGATACTCCAGTGACAACACAAACAGTTAGTAGTGGTGTTATTGGAACTCCAAATCTTTATGGAGATAGTGTAACTCAAGTTGGCGGAGATAAAGGATCTCTTGCAGGTACTCTTTCTCCAACAGGAGTTCCTACTGTTACTGCTGGTGGTGCTGGTACAAGTGGCACTGCTCAAAGATCCATTGAATTAAGCGTATTCAAATGAAACATATCCTAGCAGGAATATCCCTGCTAGGGGTTTTTCATAATATCGCCCTAGCAGAATCTGTTGTACCTAATTTTACTAAAGGTACAATTAATGCAACTACAGAATCATCAACAAAGATTATAGAAACTATTCGTCAAGTTGAATATACAACTGGCACATCATACACTGTGACTGGAACCAATATTAATATTCCTGGGCGTCCAACTCAGGATTCCAATTATAGTATTATGACTCAAGGTGCTCCATTCCAGTTCAGTGAAACTTATCTCGGACCTGGAGTGGCAAAAGAGACATGGATAGACCGCACCACAGAAACTCAATCAACCACTACATCAATTTCTGTCTTTACGCAATAATCTCAACAGGAACTGCATTCGCTCAACAAGCTCCATCAAATACAAACATTGCAGGACCTTCTGCATCTGCTACTGGCAATGTAACAAACCAGGCAGTTCAGGTTCTTCAAGGTCCGTATGCTGTTAATACTTATGGAGGTGGAGTAAGTTGCCAAGGAGCAACTTTTTCAATATCCCCATTTTTAATGAGCACAAACAACAATAGTGATGACCCAAAATCTTTTGCTTCACGAAACGGAAACTGGGGAGTTTCTGCTGGTCTCAATATTCCTTTAGATAATCATTTAATGAATCTATGTAAAAGAAGAGCAGAAACTGAGATTGCTAGACAACAAGCAGAAACTGATAAAGCAAGATTAGATTTTGAACTTGTAAGATTATTAAAATGCGGTGAGGCATATAAGAATGGTGTGATGTTTCATCCAGACAGTCCTTACTATAAGATCTGTGCTGACGTTGTTGTGAAATATCCAAAAGTTGAGGATGTAGTCAATGGAACCAATACAACAAATAGATAATCCAAATTTAAGACCTATAATCGGAAATAATCCGATTAGCATACCAAATACAAACGTAAACAGGATATCTGGTCCTTCTGCAATTTCAACTATAGACAGACCAAATGTTCGTTCTATAGAAGCACCTGTTGTTCGTGGACTTGAAGTTCCTATTATTGATGCTCCAAATACTGCAATCAAATATCCAGTTATTAATGTTCCAACTCAAGCAGAGTTTGATGCTGCAGTAAAAGCAGAACGCGAAAAACAGATATCTACCACAGAAAAAAATAAAGAGGATAAAGAAGAAAAAACAAGGGGGTTGCCAGATGCTACCCCCCCTCCTCAACTACCACAGATTGTCCAAACCCCCCCTCTTCAAACTTCCACACCAGTTGCCGAAATACCAGCAGAAACTAAACCACAACCTACCTTTTCTGTCTATGGAGTCGATGTTAATCTACCTGACCCTTCTCTTGTTGCTACGGCTGGTGCTGTCGCAGTAGTCACAACTGCTGCTACGATTGTATCTACAACAGTTCTGAATGCTCTTAAGAATGCTGCTGAACCAATCATTAAAGAAGCAACCAAGAATAAATTTAAAATTAAAATCAAACACGTCAAACCTGTTCTTCATTATGTTCTGGCAGAAGAAGGACACATTAATATATTTGAATACTCTGCTGATGGAACAAGACTTGTAGAACAGATTGATAATGTAGAGCAATACATTCGTGACCAAGTTGAAATCAATGCTCTCTATGAGATTGATAACAAAATTATTATTGATGATGTCATAGCAGATAAGTTTACAAAAGAAGGCAAAGAAAGATTTAAACCTCTCTTTGCCCCTGCGAAAAAGATTGCGAAAAAACTTTCTGCTAGATTATCATTCTAAATCCAAGGTTGATACAACCCAAGATATAACCATAACTGGTATATAAGTAATCACATTATACAAAGCATCAAAAAAGAAGTTATCAAACCTCGATTGATTCTTCTTCTTTTGCGTTTCCTCTTGCTGCTTTTGAACGGTCTGTGTCATTGGACTTCCTCAACTTAAATGCGGCATCGCCAAGAAATGAACCAACAGCAAGAGTAAGCACCTTGGCATATGCATCTCTATTTGTACTTTCCAGTTCTACCAATCCCTCACTACGAATAGCAACAGATTCAACAGCAGAAATCATAACTGCTGACCAAACAATAATAAACAATCTAACAATATTAAAATATATCATTTCTGTCTCCTTGATTCAAGTAAAGCAAAATCTTTTTTCTTCGTTCCACCATCATATTCCCAACATAGTCCTTCATCAATCATCTGCTGATTTACGGATTTCTTTTTATTGACTGCGGAAACTTCTTTATCTCCAATAAACAAATGTCCCAGAATCCTACCATATTTTTCGGTAGAATCTGGGAGTTCTGTTTTAACAACAATATCAGTTTGTCCCTCTAACTTTTTCTTTAACCATTCCTTAACTTCAAGTCCTAATGCTTTTTCTTTTGCATCAATTGTTCTACTCTCCGGGGTATCGACACCAGCAAGACGAATTCTTTTTTCTAAACTAATATCAAACCCTAAATCTATTGACGCATCTATCGTATCACCATCTACAACTTTAAGGACTGATTTAATCCTATAAATGTATGGGTCTTTGTCTGCCATTAGAAAGGAAACTTAATACTTCCAGTATTTATCTTTGGAATAGGCAGTTTTTCAAATGCTTTACTAACCTGCTTCTCCACAACAGCACCAACAAACTCTTCTGGATTATCAAGAATCTTTTGTGCTTTTTGATAAGTCACATAAGCACCATAACAAAGTGCTCCACTAATGAGAAGACTTGTCGTTGACAGAATGATTGCTAGGTTCTTCATCTTGCATCTCCAAATATGCCATTCTTAATATGTAGTAGATTACATATAAAGTAAAGACAAGACCAGAACCTAATATTATAACTACACCCCAAGGAAACTCACTCATCAAAACTTACCTTCCACACACATCTCTGCCTTTTTATTTGGATAATAAGGATACTTTCCTTCCTGTGGTTTCATCCATCCACAACCAATCAACCAATCCATAGTCATTGGAGTTGGTCTCATCTGCTCCCACAGTGGGCCTTTAGCACACATCTCCAACTTCTCAGCAGTAACATTCGATTGTTCTTCTGCCCAGTTAGCATCTGATTCCCAAGGAACTGCACGACCTTGGCCCATCGTTTCATAAGTCAATTTTGTAGTTTTCATTACCCAAGCAGGAATCTCACTATCTTGATGAACTTGTGCCATAAAAGATGTTTGTAATCCACCACCCATACAGTCCTGAACTGTATGCCACCCTTCGTGTCTCATCGTTCCAAGAAACTCTCTTGGGTCTTTAATGAGTTGTTCATTCACAAAGAACCTATTGTACTCTGGTTTATATAGACCAACTGTTCTTGGAGTAAAATATCTTTCTGGTGCAACATAAACAGGAACTCCAAGTTTATCAAGTCCTGCAATGATTGCTTTTAGTTCCTCTCTAAAAGGATCAAAATCTGCTATCTTTAAAAGTTCAGAATCTGCTGTAAGTTTTTCTACTCCTTCGGTACATTCTAAAAGTATCATACAACCCATTGCTGATAAACTATAGGGTTTTACTGTTGGTTGTGTTTTAATTATTGATTCTGCTACTACTGGAAAAGTTAAACTTAAAGATAAACCGATTGCTGCGATGATTTTTTTCATTCATCCCACCATCCTTCTTGTTTATGAATCCAGATTTTCAAATCTTTTACATATTTTCTCAAGATCTGGGCCTGTTCTTCATGCCAAAAATCACCCGTCTCCATATAAAGACGGGTGTGATTGTCTATGGCTTGGAGTATTTTATGGATGGGAGCATTCCAACACTCCCTTTTAGGGGTGTTCCATTCTCGTGGCACGGTACTACAAGCGAATGAACTTCATTGTATCTAAAATAATCAATCTGGCAACTCCCAGGTCCAACTTCAGTATAACCAATAATCATAAAAGCGATAAAATCTATCACTTTTTCTTGCCACCATTCTTTGCCTTTTTGGCAGTTGCATTACCTTGATTTTGCTTGGATTGTTTTCCTCCAGCAGAACCCTTTTTACCTTTGTTTGCTGACTTTGCCATTAGATTCCACCGGTGCGAGGTTGTACTTGTCCTTCTAAAACTTCAACTCTTTCTTCTAGAGTTTGTTCCCCAACAACAACTTCTGGTGCTGGTGGTTCTGGGAGGGTTTCCACAACTACCTCTCTACGTGGTTCTTCTTTCTTTTCATCATCGTCACCACCTTTCTTCATTGTATTAATACCAAAGGTAGCAGCAGATGCTGTGAAAACAGTAGCAATGAATGTTGGGTCCATCTTAGAAAGAAGACCCGCATATGATGCTGTTAGAAGAGCAGCAGACCAACTCAAGATAGCAACACGAATAACAGTACTCATACATTTACCCTTTTTGTCGTTATCCATCAGTCCTTATGATGATGTCTTTGTTATTTAGGATTTTAGAACCTAAACTTAACTTTTCCTGCAATGGAGTTTGTTGTAACACCATCGCTTATACCATAAGAACCCTCAACAATTAACATCTCTTTATAATCAACGGAAGCCGTAACACCATAAGAACTATCAGTTCCATAAGCACCTTCCACACTTACTCCAAATAAATCGTGCTTTTTACCACCAAATCTGGTTTCAAGTTTAAGTCCTGCTTCACCAATATGCGTGGTTTGATTGACTGCATCAACAACTCTTGCCGATCTAATATCACCGGTTTCAGTGTATCCATCTCTCTGAACATTCTTAACTGTATGTCCAACAAATGGGTGTAACCACTTTGCAAGATGAAGATAAAGTCTATTGGATACCCACCATTCTTGCCCTTGCGTTTCACCAGCATTATCAAATACACCTTCAACTGTTCTGCTGTAGTTGTACTTGTTTAATGCAATTCCAGCATTAGTATTCAGGGAAAGAGTATTACCGTGAAAAGCATTAAAGATACCAATGTGATTTTTATTCTGATGTGACCTTGAATCAACACCATCAAGGTTTATGTTGACTTGATTATACTGGGCACCAACAGTCCACCCTCTTGATAGATCTAGTTCAAATCCACCACCAAAGATCTTAGCATCTGCATTATACCCATCGGCATTATAGGACTGAACAAATCTGTTGGTTTCAAATACTCGAAATCTTTCTTTGGTTTGTGATGGTTCGTGATTGAGAAGATCATTGATACCATCACTTACATTATCCATTACTTCTAGTTGATCAATACGACCGAAGTAGTCCTTAGAAGCATAATACTCAGCATATGATGTGCTGGTTTCGTATGTAATAACAGCATTATCGTTTGTTACTTCTGTTGGATTACCATTCGTATAAACCTTTGTATAAACTGGTGTAGTAGTTACAGTTCTTACTGTTGGTGTCGTAACTCCTGTTGTTGTGTGATGATTGACTTTTTGTTTAACATCAGACTCAGTTGCATTAAAACGATGAGTTTCTGTTACTGTTGGAGCAGCACCAGAGGGAGCATATGCAGTTCTTTGTACATCATATGTTCTTGTTTTAACCCAATCAGGAACAGTTGCCTCTGTTGTTACAGAAGTTCCAGCATTATCATCTGAGGTTGATGAAGATGATGTTGTGGTCCCATTAGTTGTTACTGTGCTTCCATCACTATAAGTATCAACTGTTGTTGGAGTTGTAGTTGTGACTGTTGTGGTTGTGGGAATGGTTGTTACAACTGTATCTGTATAGTAAGATTCTGTCTGATTACCATTAGCATCCGTTCCCATTACAGTTCTGCTCTGAGTGCTGGTTTCAGTTCTAGAACCACTACTGGACGAACTAGTAATAATATCAGATCCAGCAGCAGAAGAAACTATTGTTGGAGCTGGTGGTGTTGGTGGAGTTGGCGGGGTTGGTGGGGTTACTGGTTGTCCAGTTGCATCATTGATACCATCTCCATCAGCATCACCAGAAAGAGCTGCTGCAGTAAGAGTTACAGTGCTGGAAAGAATAACATTATCCATAGGCATCCAGTTGGCTGTTGGAGACCCAGCAGCATTATAGGTGAACTGATAGTCACCAGCACCAAGTCCTGTAAATGTTACACCCTGCCAAGTGGATGATACCTGACTATTACTTCCATAAGGAACTAGTTGTGTTCCATCAGAAGTAAAATAGTTTGTACCGTCAATCAGTCCGTCTGGTCTTGTTCCTGAAAGTAAAGTCCAGTTGACGGTTGTTGCCGAAAAGTTAGTTCCGTTGATACCTTGTAGAGTTAAAGTACCTTCGTTAAAGGTAGTTCCTGGATGCCAGTTACCATACCAAAAGGTAACCCCACCACTTCCATCTCCAACATATCCAATAGAGTTTGTATGCGCTAAAACTGCTGTTGGTGCCCCAAGCAAAAGAGCTGACGCTGCGGCAAGCGCCCTTTTAGTGTAAGACATAAAAAGTCCCCTATTTCTTAGTGTGTACTAAACGAAACAAACCGAAGTTGTTTAAAAGTAAAGTATTCACCAAGTCTTAGAGGACTTGGGTTATGTAGATTCAGACCAGTTAAGATCAAGAATCAGTTATGATTGTCTATTATTTATCCCTTCTTCCAGGACTCACCTTCTGCTTTTCTTCTACGAGCAAGACCTGCTTCTACATTAGAACCAGGATTGCGATAGAGATAAAGCGCATCGGGAACTAAGTCCCACTCTTTATTCTTCAAGCGTTTAGTAATAGTATTAAAGTCATTGCCACCGTAAAAACCGGCACCAAGATTATAAGCAAAGCTGAGCAGAGCACCTCTTTGTCCATCTGACATTTCACTCCAATGTGGGATTTTTCTAAGTGATGGAAGGAAGTTGTGCTTACACTCGTCAATCAAAAGTTCATCTGCTTCTGCTTGAGTGATTGAATCTCCCATCTTAAACGCAGAACCATCTTTCTTGCGGGTACATCCCCAACCAATCGTAATTGGAAGATTGCCGGTAAGTGGATCTGGGTATGCATTTAATCTACATCCCTCAAACTCTTTGATTAACTTAATGCCCATCTGAGGAACATCATCACCACAGACTACTGGAGCTGCAGCAGCGGGAGCAGATGCTGGTGCAGCACTAGTCTTTTTTCCGCGATAGATCTCTGCCCAATCAATATTATCTTCTAGATACTTGACTGGGAGGTTATCTTCCAACCACTGAACTGCTTTGACGTGGTTGGGGTTCTTCTCGTCATAAAACTTGAAGAAGTTATGTAGATCGATTCTTGCCATTGTTGTCTCCGAAATACCGTTGATAAAGTTCGTTTGCTTCTAAATGCTTTCCGCTATTTGTAAGTTCTCTAATAACTTTAAGCATCTTTCTTTTAAAATTAGTCGAAGATTCTGCCCCATCCATCGTTGCCTCCTGGACACCAACGGTGCTTGAGCATTGCTTTGGTGTAAATGGTCTTCTTACCATTTGTTACTGGACCTGTGTAATTGTCATTACAGGAACCATATGGGTCATTGCAATAGTAACCTTTGCCATCTGGTGTCTTACCAATGACTACAACCATGTGCCCACCAGTAGGTGCAGATAAAGGGCCCCTGTGTAGGATACCAATAACAACAGGTTTCCCAGCATCAAGACTCTTATCAATATCAGCAAAAGAAAGATTGTAACTAAAATGTGACTTAACTCCATAACCCGCAAGTACCTTCGTTTGTACCGCATGATCAGTAGTGTCGCCAATCGCAAATACTTTCTTAACGTATTCATCATCACCTTTAATACTGCCTGGCTTGAGGAAAGCAAGGCACATAGCACAGGACGAACTGTTACAAGTTCTATGTGCATCTCTGTAGTTATCTACTTGATTGAAATAAGGAACATCCAGAACTGCGGGTGTAGGGGGTTTAGTTCTGTAAATGCCAATCCAATCTGTTTCTGCATCATCTAAAAACTGAGAAGGAAGATTATCCTCTAACCACTGAACTGCTGCAACATGATTTGTATTGCCATCATCATAAAATTTAAAAAAGTTATGAAGATCTAGGGTCATTGAATATTACCTAAAACACTGAAGATATTTATAAAAAAAAGCGTCCTTTTGGACGCTTTGATTATCTTCAAGCAGCAATAGTTTCTTTCACTGTTGATTTTACATATTCAAAAATGTTTTCCGGAGTAGTCTCAACATAAGGATCTTCGGGGGCATTATCGCGCTGTCCTGGTTCAACAAACAGTTTTTCGATGACTCCGTTATCCACAACCGCAGCATAACGCCAAGACCTATCACCGAAACCAAGATTGGACTTATTAACAAGCATACCCATAGAACGTGTAAAATATGCATTACCATCTGGAATGAGTTTTACATTCTTGATGTTCTGGTCTTGGGCCCAGGCATTCATCACAAACCCATCATTAACAGAGATGCAGTAAATATCGTTGATGCCAAGACCAATAAAGTCGTCGTATTTCTCCTCGAATCCAGGTAACTGATAGGCACTGCAAGTAGGAGTGAAAGCGCCAGGCAAGCTAAACAGGACCACACGCTTTCCATTGAAAAGTTCTGCAGATGTTTTATTTACAAACTCGCCAGATTCACGAAGTACAAACTGTACTTGTGGAACTTCGTATTGTTCTTTACGCATTTTAACCTCCATCAAAATACACCGGGAATGATTTGCCCAGTGACAAGGTATGACCCCATAGCAGATACAATTCCAATCATTGCTGCCCAACCATTAATACGCTCACTGCGCTCGTTAAAAAGATTTTTCATTTATTTTCTCCTTGATACGGGTGTTGTTGTTTAAGTTCAGGATTAGGTTCGGAAAAAACCATAGGACTTCTGGTTTTATTCTTGATAACAATAAAAGCATCGTTTTGATATGAAACCGTTCCAAATGGTTTTGCCCATTTTAGATTTGCATTTGGACTAGTAGCAGTTCCTGTAACTGCTACGCCACCAATCTCAACTGAAAGTTCATCATTGGCATCCCATCCAAGTTCTTGAAGGGCAAGAGCAAACTGCCCGAGCATTCCAGCGGTCACAGATTTTCTTCCTGTTCAGTCAGGATTACACAATCGCTGGTGGGATATGCTACACAAGTTAAAATAAACCCATCAGCAATCTGGTCATCATCAAGGAACGACTGCTCTTCATTATCTACTGTGCCGCTAATGAGTTTGCCAGCACAAGAAGAGCAAGCACC